ACATGGGAAGAAACAGTAGACAGGTACTTCAAGTTCTTTAGAGGACATCTCAAAGAGAACTATGGTTACACAGTAGACAAGAAGTTAGAGAGTATACTAAAGAGTGCAGTTTATTCCCTGCAAATTATGCCGTCAATGAGGTGCTTAATGACCGCAGGTGATGCACTAGATAAAGAGAACGTGGCTGGTTACAACTGTGCTTACCTACCCATTGACTCACCAAGATCCTTTGATGAGTTACTGTACGTTCTCATGAACGGTACTGGTGTTGGGTTCTCAGTTGAATACAAGTACACGAGCTTGTTACCATTTGTACCTGAGACATTGCATGAGACTGACACAGTTATAGTTGTTAGAGACTCTAAGTTAGGATGGGCAAAAGCATTCCGAGAACTAATCTCTCTCCTATACTCAGGTCTAATTCCTAAGTGGGACATGAGTGCGGTTAGGGAAGCAGGTTCACCTTTGAAAACCTTTGGTGGTAGAGCTAGTGGGCCTGAACCCTTAGAGGATTTATTTAAGTTTGCGGTACGTACATTTAAAGAGTCACCATCAACTAAACTTACACCATTACAATGTCACGACTTAGTATGTAAGACAGCAGAGGTTGTTGTAGTGGGGGGTGTACGAAGGAGTGCTTTGTTATCCTTAAGTGATGTAGGTGATGAACAGATGCGTACCTGTAAATCAGGAGAGTGGTGGGGTAGACAATCCCAACGTGCTCTTGCTAATAACTCTGCTAATTATCACGGTAATCCAGATGTGGGAACATTTCTAAAGGAATGGCAAGCTCTGTACAACTCTAAGTCTGGTGAACGTGGTATATTCAGTAGTGCTAATGCTAAGAAGCATGTTAATAGTTTAAATGTTGACATAAAGAATCCACTTAAAGGAGACAGGAGAGAAGAGAGAGATGACTTTGGTACTAATCCATGTTCAGAGATAATCCTGAGACCACGTGAGTTCTGTAACTTAACTGAGGCAGTAGTTAGGAGTGATGACACACCAACTTCCTTACTAAAGAAGGTAGAACTTGCAACAATATTAGGTACATGGCAGTCTACCCTAACAAGTTTCAGGTACCTAACTAACAAGTGGAAAATAAACTGTGAAGAAGAGAGACTACTTGGTGTCTCACTCACAGGTATAATGGATTGCCCACTTACCAATGGATCAAGTGGTGAGAATCTACCCGATCTACTTACTAAGCTAAGAGAAAAAGCAGTAAAGACTAACGAAGAACATGCTGATGAACTTGGTGTAAATAAGTCTGCCAGCATAACTTGCGTTAAACCTTCTGGAACAGTTAGTCAACTTGTTGACTCCTCTTCTGGAATCCACACACGCCACAGTCCTTATTACATTAGAACAGTTAGAACTGATGTAAAAGATCCCCTGTGTACACTACTGATTGATAGTGGAGTACCTTATGAACCTGACATAACTAATCCCAGTAATGTCATGGTCTTTTCTTTCCCCATGAGATCCCCTAAGTATTCTCTAACAAGAAAAGATCTCTCTGCTATCGACCAGCTAGAACTTCATGGTATTTATTCTAAGTTTTGGGCAGAACATAAAGTTAGTCAGACTATATCCGTTAAGGAAGATGAATGGATTGAGGTCGGTTCTTTCGTCTTCAAAAACTTTGATGACATATCTGGAGTATCATTTTTACCTTATTCTGACTACATATATAAGCAAGCACCATACACAGAGTGTACTAAGAAAGAGTTTGACTCACTAAGCAAGAGCTTACCCACTATTGATTGGGAGAATCTTCTTAAATATGAGACACTTGACAGTACCTCCGGTTCACAAGAGTTAGCTTGTGTTTCTGGTTCTTGTGAACTTTAATATAAAAGTGGACATTTATGGACTATAACTTAGTTACTAAAGACTTACTTTCGTATCTTGATAGGATGTTTCCTAATAAAATACCTCCTAAAGAGACTACTCTAGAAGAACTTTATTTTCTACAGGGGCAACAAGCTGTTGTAGACAGACTTAAACAATTATACGAGGATGATAATGGGTGGGAGAACAACACCTCCGATGCCTAAAATGCCACCACCAGTTCCTCCACCTGCTGAAGTAGACAGACCGGAGATAGCACAGGCAGAAATGGAAATGGTGGCTCCTAAAAATGAGGCTAAAACAGGTAAACATAGGAAGTATAGAGTCAAAGGATCTAAAGGTAAAAGTGTATCACATTCCAAGTATAAAGGTGGTGGTTTAGCAGGGTACACACAGAGTAAATCAGGTAACGCATAATCTTTAACAAAAACACACACTATGATAACAGACTTACAAATTTATCCTATCAATTCAAAAGAGTTGTTAGATTTAGTAATGAGTGCTGGAGTAGCAGATGGTAGACAACCACTCTATCCCACTCATGTTGTAATAAAAGAAGGAGAAATAGTAGGTTCCTTCTCCACGTTTTCACCAACAGTTTACTGGTGGATGCATTCAACTAAGGTAACCAACAGAGATTCTGTTGCAATATTTCAATCTCTTGATACACTAATGAACCAAGAGAATCATCAGTCTTACGTCATACCATGTCATCCCAAATCATCTTACTATAAGACTTTAACTAGTAGAGTTGGTGGAGGTCTTGAGCTTTATAAAGGAGATGGTAACGATGATTGGACATTATTTATAAGGAAATAAAATGGGAGGATCAACAGCCGATGCTTTTGATAGTGCTAGTAGATATAGTAAAGCAAAGTTAGGAAAACTACAAGAGCATACAGAGAGACAGACTAACGAACTTGCTAAAACAGCAGAGAAGAACTTAGAAGGTTCAATGGATAATACTCTAGGTGCTGCTGGTAGAGAGTTTAATAAAGGTATGCAAGCGATAGGACTGATGCCTAAAGACAAGGATAAAGACACTAGTGATGGTTCCGCAAGTGCTAACTATTCTAACAAAACAACAGCTTCATCTAAGGGATCAGGTAAGAAAGCCGATCTTGGTAAAGATAAGTCAAAGAAAACTGGCGGTAAAGCGTCTTTATATGCTAAAAAATAAAGGGTAGCTATGAAAGAATACATTAAGATACTAGATGATTTACGACCAGAGGAAATTAGGTTTCCCTTTGATCCATTAAATAAGAACCTATGCTTTGGTGGCTCCACACCTACCCTCCCTAAAATTAAGATAAAATTACCAGAAATAAAAATTGGAGGTAGTGCTGGAGATTTACTAGATAAAGGAAAAGATGCCGCAGGAGAAGCAGCAGCAGCAGCAAAAGCAGCAACCGCAGCAGCAGCAACTAAAGCAAAAGAAGCCGCAGCAGCAGCAGCAACTAAAGCAAAAGAAGTAGCACATACTGCCGCAACTAAAACAAAACAAAATGTTCATGGGTTAGCTACTGATGCAAAGGCTGAATTTGCTAGACAGGCAGATGCAGGTAAGGCTGCTCTACATGCTGCCGCAGATCAAGGTAAAGAGTGGATGCAGAAACTAGGGTTAGCAAAAACAGATGAACCTACGGAGGCAGCCGCCGCCGCAAAAGCCACACCCGGAGGAACTGAAAAAGTTGGGGAAGGTGGTAAAATAGCTATGAGAGAGGCAGTAGCGTCTAAAGGTAAGAAAGCTAAAGCTGGTGCTAAAGGTAAACGAGCATTAAGAAAAGTTGGAGCGACAGTATAATTTATGGTAGATGATACACAGGATGACACATATGCTGAGAAGGGGATGCTCAAAGGTATGTATGAGCAAGCCTTCAATGAGAGAGAGTCATACCTGAATAGAGCTAGAGAGTGTGCTAAAGTAACAATCCCTTCCTTATTAAAGGATCAAGGTGCAAACTGGTCAACAGTTTTTAATACCCCCTTTCAGGGTATAGGTGCAAGAGGAGTGAATCACTTAGCAAGTAAACTATTGCTCACATTGTTACCACCTAACTCACCTTTCTTTAGACTTACTATAGATGACTTTGATCTACAAGAATTAACAGGTGCAGAACAAAGGGGTGCAGTTGAAGAAGGTTTAGCTAAGATTGAACGCTCTGCAATGAACGAAATAGAAACACAAGCATATAGAGTACCTGTGTTTGAGGCTTTGAAACACCTTATCACAACTGGTAACTGTTTAATTTATTTACCAGAGAATGACACAGGAATGAGAGTGTTCCACCTAGATAGATACGTGTGTAAGCGTGATCCAATGGGTAACTTAATATACCTCATAACTAAAGAATCTCTGGATGCAAGAACTATACCAGAGAAAGCAAGAGTAGCTCTGGGGCTTTCTTCACCACAGGAGCTTTCCCCTGAGTCTCCTGACAAGCCCTATGAGCTATTTACTTATGTATGTAACAAAGGTAAATACTGGCATGTACATCAAGAATTAGGTACCACAACTGTTCCAGATTCTTTTGGGAAGTACCCAATAGATAAGAATCCCTTTATACCTTTACGATTCAGTAGAGTGGATGGGGAGTCTTATGGAAGAGGTTTAGTAGAAGAGTACTTAGGTGACCTTAAGTCACTTGAGGCTCTAACTATGGCTATAGTAGAGGGATCTGCGGCTGCCTCTAAAATTCTTTTCTTAGTGAGACCAAATGGAACCACTAGGATAAGGTCTGTAGCTGAAGCACCAAGCGGTGCAATAATACAAGGTGATGCACAGGATGTATCAACTCTTCAAGTGCAGAAATCTGGAGATTTCAGAGTTGCACAGGAAGCAGCACAAAAAATAGAAGAAAGATTAGCTGCGGCTTTTCTACTTAACTCTTCTGTTCAACGAGATGCTGAGAGAGTAACAGCAGAAGAAGTACGCTTCATGGCACAAGAACTAGAGAGTACTCTAGGCGGTGTCTATTCTGTACTATCTCAAGAATTTCAGTTACCGTTAATTAATCTTCTACTTCAGAAAATGGTTAAGAGTAAGAAGATGCCTAAGTTTCCAAAAGACAAAGTGAAACCGAAGATTGTCACAGGTATGGAAGCACTAGGTCGGGGTCAAGATCTTAATAAACTATCACAATTTCTAGAATATCTAGCTCCTTTGGGGCCAGAAGTAATTGCACAGAAACTAAACATTGATGACTACATGGATAGACTAGGTGCATCTCTTGGTATTGACACAGGTGGTTTAATTAAGACAGATGAACAGATTCAACAAGAGCAAGCTGAAGCACAGCAAGCACAAAAAGCGGAAATGCAAGAACAACAACAAGCTCAAATGATGGGTGATGTTGTTAAAGGAGCAACTCCGCAGATGGCTAAAGGCATGAGTGAAGCTATGTCTCAGAATCCTGAGATGGCAGATCAAATGCGTCAAGCTATTGCTGGTCAAGCATAACAACACACATTAAGAAGGAAAGACAATGGTAGACGAACTACAAACTTATCAAGGCGAAGGTGTTAATCCAGTAGGTAATCCTGAACATATTCATGAGATGTTGGCTAAAGTGGAAGAACCACTTGAAACATTTGACAATGAAGATGAGCTTTACACTAGGGACGAGAGTAGACCTGAGTGGCTTCCAGAGAAGTTTAACTCTGCTGAAGAGTTAGCACAGGCATACAAAAGTTTGGAACAACAGTTTCACTCTGGTTCAGAAGAAAGAGAACAACAAGCAGAAGAACAAAGGTTCCAAGATGAAGAGGTACCTGCAATACAAGAGACTAGTCCATCCCAAGTACACCAACTACTTGACGACAAAGGATTAGACTTCTCTATCTTCCAAGAGGAATATAACAACACAGGTACACTATCTAAGGAAGCTCTTGAAGCACTTTCAGAAGCAGGTATTAATGAAGAGGTTGCTAGTACTTGGATCTCTGGTCAAGAAGCACTTAGAGATCAAAATATAGATACAGTACATTCTAATGTTGGTGGAGAACAGAACTACAATAACATGTTAGAATGGGCTAATAACAATCTGCAATCGTGGGAAGTTGATTCATTTAATAAGCAACTAGAAAACTTAGATGCTAACACTCAGTTTGCAGTTGCGGGATTGTATGCCCGTTATCAAAATTCGGAGGGTATTCCTCCGGCACTATTGTCTGGTGAGGTTGGAGAGGACGTAGCTCCTCGTTACGAATCACTAGAACAAGTTACTTCGGCAATGAGCGATCCGAAGTATGGAAGTGACCCTGCTTATAGAGCAAGGGTTGCACAAAGGTTGGGTAATTCCAACGTGCTCTAACAAAGAAACAAGGACGAATCGAAAAGTAAGACTAAGCCTCATGCGTGGGACAACTCTGTACTGAACTTTGTGAGACCTAGATTTCCGAGTTATTAATCAATAACTAATAATCTAAGGAAAAACAAAATGGCTACAAATTATTCTAGTATTGCATCTAATGTTGAGGGTGGGATACATCGTGCTGGTATGGTCAATGCCGCAACTAATAGTTCAGTTGGTTCTAGGGAACTATTCCTAAAACTATATGCTGGCGAAGTGTTGACGGCATTTGCATCAAAGAACATAATGATGCCTTTGCACCGTGTCAGAACGATTTCAAAAGGTAAATCAGCACAGTTCCCGATGACGGGTAAGTACCGTGATGCGGCTTATCACACACCGGGTAACGAGATAACTCCAACGGCTGCCAAGCAAGGTGAGCGTGTTGTTTCAGTAGACGATCTCTTAATCAATGCACAGTTCATCCCTAATATTGATGATGCTATGCGACATTATGATATCAGAAGCATCTACACTCAAGAAGCTGGTTTTGGCTTATCTA